ACCAGCTGCGTTTGAGCCCCAATTAGTACCTGCTGTGTTATGGTCCATCCAATATATATATTGTGATTTCGTATAAAGCACATCTGAATAATAATTGTTATCACCTTGAGGTGATTTAGCGTCAGCCGCTTTTGATAATTTTTCGTATGTTTCTAAAACTGAACCAGGTACTCCTGTGATTGTTCCATCTTCATCTGCTACGACAACATGAATTTCATCGCCAGAACCTGAACGCTCAGAAGCATAAGCAGAAGTACCAGGAGCTCCGCCTACTGAATCGTAGTATCTCCATCTTCTTCTAATATTTCCGCCATTGGTAACTGTTGTTTGTAAACCACCACTTCCACTTTCTTTTTGAACAATTGTCAAAGTATGTGTATTAATAGCGGTTACTCTATATTGATGTCCATCATCATAGTCATTAGTTGCAGCTGTTGTTGAAAAAGATACAATATCTCCAACCACGAATTGAGCACCATCTGTTGTTACAACAGTTGTATCTCCGACAGCAGTTGAAGCGTCATTTACAGTTGTTACGCCTTCCTCTTCATATGCAGTTGCACTAGGACATGTGGATACCAATAGACTATTCCCATGAGCACCAGCAGTCCTAGCTGCAAAAGTTCCGACAACGCCAGAACCATCAGCAAAGTTATCCTGATAATGGGTAGTATTTTTAATCTGTATTCCACTACCTGATGTAGAAGCGTTTACAAGATTAGTCTGTGCAGCTCGTACTACTCTTAATGAGTTAGAGTATTGTAAAAAGTTAGCAGCTGAAAAAAAGTCTTCAAAGTTAGTTGAATCCGGTTCTCCAAATGTTTCTACTAAATCATTTTCACTAGATATACTTACTATTTCATCTAAAGGTCCTTTACGGAACTCACCAGCAAAAGCGCCGATAGAAGTTGAAACAGCAGGAATAATCCTAGTTAAATCTCTCTCTTGTACGAGAACACCAGGTGATACTTGAAATGCCATAAGGTTATTCTCCGTTTAATTTAATATTAAATTAGTGACCATAGTTGTATTATTCATACCCCATATATAAAAATTTTCACTGCTTCTATTTATAATACCAGTAAAGTCTAAACCCTATTCGCCCTTACGAGTTACTGGATGCCAGACAGTTCCATACATGTCTACTTCAGTTTCTTCACCAGGTTTTGTGATACCATCATCTACAAAACCAAAGGGTGCCATGTCTTGTTCTATCAAATTTTGTTGTTCAACATATAGTTGATTTCTGATATTTGAATCTGTTAATTCTTTAAAGTAATCTTGATTAGACAACCAACCAAATATAACTAAACACATCATCAAGTCATCATTACTTCCGTCTTCTGCCTGCCATGATGTACCTCTTTTTGAGAATGTAGACATTTCTTCTATAATATTAAAATCGTTTACAATAACTTTATCTGATTCTAATAATGTCTTAATGTTAGAACAGCCTAGTTTCTTAATTGCCTTTGTCATTCTTACACCAAGAGATGACCCTCGACCAGAAAAACCAGAACCTAATATTTGACCTGCACGACCTCTTTGAGTTGTCATTAATAAGTTTTCATATTCACATTCATATTGTAATGTATCTGATATCTGTTGTCCTAAATCATTTACTTCTACTAATACATGTGCCTTATTATATCCATTACATACTTGTTGTATAATGTTCGGAAAAACAAATGGTTTAACTTCATTGTTTCGATATTTTGCAACCACTTTATAAGGTACTTGTGAACAATCAAATATAATAAATGCTGAATAATCTTTAGTTGTACCTCTAGCGACATCAACAGTACATACATAGGTTTTATCTTTATCAGGTTTCTCATACATATCTAAACCACCTTTTGATTCAATAGGTACTAAATGTGCCATTGCTTTAATTTTAGTAGGTGATATTAATGTATCAACAGAACCTAAGAAATCACATTCAAACTCTTGTTGAAATTGTTCAGCAGATGTATTTCGTATTGTTTCTTGTTTCCATTTTTCATCTCGACCAGGCACTTCTGACCAATGCACTTCAATTGGAGTATAGTTATTATTGTTATTCTGAGCGTCTACCCACAGTTTATAAAACATATTCATACCATGAGGTGTAGATACAATTATCATCTTAGTTTTTTGTCCAGAAGATATTGTAGGATATACAGATGAGAAAAACTGTTCGGCAATATTTGCCGGCACGAAAGCAAACTCATCTAAGAATATGATGTTGTATGAACCACCACGAATTGCACTTGAAGATGTTGAGGCGGCCACAATACTTGCCTTGTTTTCTAATTCAATTGACCCCTTGTTCCAGTTAATTACACCTTGTTGTAACCACTTAGGCAAATTCTCATATGCAAGTTGTAATCTACTTAATATATCTCTAGCAGTAGATGATTTGTTTGCCAGTATAGCAATATTAGAGTTTGGGTTAAACAACGCATAATGAAGTAAATACGACACAATGGTAGTTGATTTGCCTGATTGTCTAGGTAATTTACATATAGTAAATCTATCTTTGTGCATAGTCTGTATCATTTCTTCTTGAAATCCATACATATTAAATGGGACAAGTCCTTCATCTAATGATACAATTTGCACATAATTTTTAATAAAATAGGTAGGGTCATTTTCGCATTTACGAAATTCTAGAACCTGGTCTTTAGTAAATTCTACTGGAGTATTTACTTTCTTTAAATTAGGATTTCCCAAATAAGCGTCAGACATAATATCCCTCTATGTGTGTATAACCTAATTTTATAGCAGTAGTAACTCTTTGACTACCCTTAATTACTTTTAATAAATTCTTTTTATACTCTTTACCCAATGCACCAATTGTACCTTGATTTGTACATCTATGTACTTCAATTGGGTTTATCATTTCTTCACCATTTAACATATCTTCTAATACAAATCCGTGTTTAACAAATGCTAAATCACTTATCTGAAATATCTCTGTGTTTAGTGTTGATAACTTTGCTTTTAGTATTTTCATCTTTCTTTAACATCTTTTGTAATTCAGCAGTTGAACCTACAAATAAAGCATTTTGAATTTTAGTGTCGGCAGTTTTTGGTAGTTCTTTTAAGTCTTTTAATTTTTTATTTAAATCTTGTAATTTATCAACAGTATCACCTACACTTTTTATTAACTGACCTGCTACTTCATATGCTCTTGGATGTTCTCCTTCTTTTGCAACAGATAATATACCTTCTATTGCTTCTTGACCTTTGTTTATTAAATCGTAATATGCTTCTCTACTATAATTGTGGTCGTTATCTATATCATCTTTTTTCTTATCTTCTTTTCTAACGACAGCAGGTGGCTTAGATTCTGGTTTAGAATCTTCAGTTTCTACTCCTAGATATTTGTTTATTATATCATCTGTACTCATATTACTATTTATCTCTCCTAGTAAATACAGGCATACCTGGACCTAATCTTTTATCCCAACCATCATTTGTTACATCTTTTGTTTCTCTATAATGTAAAAAAACTTGACTACAAGACTTATCAGTTAAAGGGTCTCTCCAATGTTCACATTGAGTTCCTAAATATAACATACAATCACCAGGTTCTAATAAAACTTCTACACCTTTTTCTCCAGAAGAAATGTATTTATCATTTTCTTCATCATAGTAACCATTTTCTGGATTAGGGTCTATGTAAATAGGCCATGGGTCACCACCTAAATTTATTGTACCTGATATTTCACAAGATTTTCTATCTTTATGTCTTTCTAACTCATCTCTCATTTTATAATTTCTAGCATAAGTATACATTTCAGTTAATTCTAATTCTGTTTCTTTTTCAATTCTGGGTTTTAACTGTGTTAGTATATTGTCAAACAAAAGGTCACCATATGTACAATATGCACCAGAAACTTGTGGGTCATTAAAAACTCCATAAGCTTCAGAAAAAGGATTTATATATTTGTTATCTATAAGTGTGATACAAACCTTTTCTTTATTTACCATATAATCATAATAAATTTTTACTAACTCTTCCGATAATATTTTTTTAACTACTATATA